CTCAACTCCAACGCCCTGACAGAATCCTATCCACATGTATCGAAGGACGTTCATGCGACCGTCTTTCTGCATCCGCCGTCTTGTGGTGTTGGTTGCACAGCCATCGCACTTCCAGCGGTTTGGTATAGTCGTCGTGGTGTGCTTCTGTTTTCTTGCTGCCGCAAACTTCGCATGGCTGCTTCACCAGTTTCCCGTCACGGATGGCGTTACTAACTGTGTTTTTGGCTGCGTATCGTTCAGGGTATTTTTCTTCATACCGCCGGTGTGCCTTGGCGATAGTAGCGGGATGTGCTTTGTGATACGCCCGTACATTCGCCAGCCGATGGGGAAGTTTCCCCCGTTCACGGTCATACGCTTGGACTGCCGCCAGATTCAGTTCCCGATGGCGAAGAACGTCAGCCTTGGCACACTCAATGCATTTGCCTAGATGCCCGTCCGCCATCTGCGGGTGCTTGTAAAACTCGTCCAGTTCCTTTGGAACTCCGCACTTGAAGCAAGTTTTCATGCACCCAGTATACTCCCATTCCGCCCAAAGTCAACTAAAAAGGAATCAGAAGGGGATGTCGCTATCATCAATTTGCCCGTTGAAGTCCTCGGGTTCCTGCGTCGCCGGAGCCGCTGCCCGCTTCGTCGTCGCAGGCTTCGTGGTCTTCGCCGCAGGCTTCGCATCGCCGTTGCCGCTGGTCACCAAGCCTCGGATGTCGTCCACGACAATTTCGGTCGTGTACTTCGTGACGCCCTGCTTGTCTTCCCACTGGCGGGTCTGCAATCGACCCTCGATGTAGACCATGTCGCCCTTGTGGATGTACGGCTGAACGAAACTTTCAACCGCCTTGCCCCACACGACGATGTTGTGCCATTCGGTTCTCTTGACCTTCTCGCCGGAGCGGTCCTTGTAGGACTCGTCCGTGGCGAGCGTGAAGTTCGACACCGCCTGATTGCTCGATGTGTATCGAACCTCGGGGTCCCTGCCCAACCGACCGATGAGGGTGACTTTATTTACGCTTGCGCTCATTTTGATTTCTCCTTGAGATACTCACTGGCTTTTTCTAGAACTTCTGGGTTGTCTTTAGCTAAACCCAGCATACGATTACAAAGATGACACAGCAAGCCTCGTACAACTTTACGTTGATGGTCGTGGTCTACATGCCAAACGCTTCGCCGAAATCTGCTACAACCCGTGTTACCGGGGTCGCCTGTGCCACAAATAGCGCATCGGTGATTTTGTTGTCTTTCCATCTCGTCGAACTGAACTTGAGTAATTCCATAATGAACCATCAAAAAGCGATTACGCTGACTCGCTTTGTACTTCTCGTGGAGTACATGGGCGCACTGGCGACAATGGCAGTTCAATCCATCCTTGTAGCTTGTGACCCTGCAAAATTCTGATAGTTCTTTTTCTTTGCCGCAGCGGTTGCATGTTTTCATCCTAACAGGATACGCCCGTTGCAATCAAAAGTCAACTATTTACTTTCGTTTCGATGCCGTTTGCCTTGTTGATGAGTTTGGCAAGTCCGACCCAGCCATTTTCAAGTTGAACGGCTGCATCAACCCGCCGGAAAAAAGAGTCCCATCCCGCCTTGGTGATTTTCCCCGAGTCAAGAGCCTTCGTCGTCTGGAGCAAGAAGACCAGCGTCTTTCGGTTCACCGGGAGTTTCCCGCTGGACTTCAGGTTGCCCTTATTCGGGTCTGTCATGTCGTCGCCGAATGCTTTCCACTTCTTACGAATTTCAACCATTTCAGCCTCGGTCGGTAGAACCTCATCCGCTGAATCCTCGTCCCCGGGCTCACGCATAGACGCCGGTGCCGCAGCAGGGGCAGCCAGAGTCGTCGGTATCTCTGCCGCAGTCGGAGCAGAAACCGTCGCGAAAGCCGCAGAGGTCGATGACGTAGTCTGCGTCATTACGGGCTTGCTGACCTCTGGGGCTTGCGTAGGGCGTTCAGCAGCCGCCTTGGGCTTCGGAGTCGGTCTGGGGGCTGCCTCGCCCCGCTGGGCGTCCTGAAAGTCAGGCATAGCCTCCTGAGGGGCTGGTCGGTGCGGTCTCTCGTTCTCATCCACGGTTTCGTCGGCTTCGGGGTCTGCCTCGTCGGGAATCAGGAAGGCATTCTTCAGGGCGTATTTGAGAGCCCCCGTTTGAGCCTTGTACCCCGCTTTGTCGCCGGTGTCAGCACTGGTGCCTAGCCCGCTGGCCGTTGAAGTTTCAAAGGACTCCAAATCGTGAAAAATGATGGAGCACTTGACTCGCACTGCCGAGAACGGAGCGGTTGGGGCTTTCTCTCGGGCAATGGTGTAGGTGTCGCCAACGAAGTCAAAATTGATCTCAGCGTAGACCTTCAGTTCAATGAGTTGCTTTCGCACCGCCCGAACCACATTCACAGCCTGTAGAAAGTCGTACTTCAGGCTGTTTGAACCGGTCTTTTCAATGAAGTCAATGTTCTGGTACACCGCATGTAGTTTTTCTCTAAGTGTCATGATTTTTCCTTCTTTGTATATAACTCTTGAAGTTCTGAAGCGATAGCAATCAAGGTGTCATGGATGCTTTCCAGCACGGACGCTTTAACGTGGATTTTGCGGTCAGCGAAGTCCTTGTCGCTCTCAAGGAGCCGTTTCCGAATAGCGGTCACAAGCGCGGTCGGGTTATCATCAAAGTTGATTGGATTGAATTTCACGGCAAGAGTGCTTCCCGTCGTTGGGCTGTTGAACAGCAAGAGGTCGTCCCCAGCCGTGATAGCTGTCTGGATGCCGCAAAACTCGCCGCCCGCTGCTTGCACAATCTGTTTCAATTGGGCTATAAGTCGCTCGCTCATTTCTGCTCCTTCCCCATAGTACATCCGTACTGGTCAAAAGTCAAGTCCTTTTCCAAACTTTAGTACTATTGCATTCCCGTCTCGCCTGTGAGACAATGGGTTCTGGAGGCAAGACCCGATGGACAACATTAAAGACCCCGCCGACGATGGTATGGAAATCAGTGTCATTCGCATCCTTACCAAACGTCCCGATAACTGGTACAAAGCCGAGATATACGATGCTCGCTGCAAGAGAGCCTTGGAAGACCTCCACACTCTCGAAGTTGAAGCCGAATTTCTCCGAAAGGTAGGTATATTTGAATGATAGCTAACCTGCTTGAGCACCCGACGTATAAAATTGAAGACCGCCGACGCATCTTGCTCCGAATCCTTGCCGCGCTGCTCGCGGACCCCGACTGCCGATATGATTTCAAAAGCGCATGGAAATACGTAGAGGATGAGCATGCCAACTGGGACGCCCGCGAGTCAGTCATCAGACTTCTCCGCACGTTCCCCGTGCCGACCGACAATCCACCACCAGCCGAGATTGAACCGCCAGACGGCGAAGCGATTGATGAGCCTGCCGAGGCGTGACTTCGGATAGCAAGCACAGCAATTGTATTCGAGCGTCCAAGCACTGACGGCGAGTCCATCCCAGTCGTTGCACCAGTGCCCATCAATTTGCCGAACAACCTTTCGCTCATACGCCGTTACTGCGGGGTGATAAATCTTTTCGTCTTGAAACGTGTCTACCAACTGAAATCATCTTTCATGGCCTACCCTTTCTTATAAATTGGACCCTCGTACCCTTCAGCACCGAGCAACATCCCCGGCGTTGACTTTGAGACTACAGTCATGCAGTAAACAAGGTCTTCAACCCGGAGCCCGAACATCGTGTCATCCTCTTCAGTCCCAAGTTCATCGTGGAACAATCCCCAGATATGGAAGCCCATGGCGTCAGCTTCAAACATCCCATTGAGCAGGTCATCCCGGGACATCGCTTGAATGCCATTCTCACAAATCTTGCCGCCGTATGTTTTAACCCTGCCCCATTCGTGCTTCTTCTTTTTGCGGCGACCATCAGCTTCCTCGGTCGCGCTGTGCTCAATGCCGTCATAGTAGATGGTCTGCACATGGTACGGTAGCCCGGTTCTCTTGCTGGTTCGTGTCTCTTCCTCAATCGTGGCGTTCAGATAGTGCAGGGCTCGCCCACTTGGGAGTACCATGCGAATCAGATAACCGCCGCCCGCCATTTTCTGCCGTTGGAATTCAATAACGCAGCCCTTCCCTTGCGTGGGGTGCTGAATCCACTCACGATTCTTCTTGTCCCATGTGACTTCGCCGACTCGGATTATCCCGCCACGCTTGAGAACCTGTTTGAACGCTTCCTCCAAGTCATCCCAGAATTGAAGAACCTCGGGATAGGATTCTCTGAAAACTTCCACAGCCTTGTGAGCCAGTTCTTTCGGCATGTCAACGCCGCAGACGTTTTTCGCATATCCCCACAAGCCGCCACGGACTTCGTCGTTGTTCTCGTTCACGTACATCTCGCCGCCGCTGAGACCATAACCGGCACCGAGAACCGCAGGCTTTGAGTTCTGGCGGTCGTCTTTATACCCCGATTCGTATTCCTTCCACATCACCTCATACGGCTTGTTGAACAGCTTCGTACCGAAAGAAATATATGGGCAGCGAGCCTTCGTGCAGCCGCATTTCGGGCAATCAAACGGACCATCCAAATCAACGACGATATATCCACATTTGTTGCACGTGCGAAATACGTCAAGCATCGCTTTGCACCCGGCAGCCCAGCCGAGTTTGCGATTCTCAATGGCGTTTAGGTCGGCAACCACCAGCTTCTTTCCCGGCTTCGCTTGAAACAGACTGCGTAGCAGAGTAATGACCAGTTCAACCGGGGTAACGGATTTCTTTTTGTCGGGGACATCCATAAACTCCCGACAAATCGTATCGTAATCTTCCGCCAGCACAAGGTCAATAGCGTGCTGAAGTTTCTTTTGAACCGATCCCTCCCCTCGGGACATATTTTGAACCTGCACGGCACTATCAGTGTTGTCGGTCTTTCCGCTTGACCATCGCCCAGTCCGTGGGGCACCCATGTACTTAAATTGATAGCGGAGTCGGTCGTCCTCCGACAACTGCGCCAGAAAACGATTCAGTTTCGTATAGGAGGATTTCCGAGCCGCCTTGCGAAGCATGAGAACGGTACGAGCCTCGGGTGTCAGCTTTGAATCGGGATTCGTCATTTCAAGGTCAACATACTTTGCCTGCACGGAGCCCCACGCATAACCCCGAGCGGAAAGCCATTCTTTTATTTGGGTGTCAGAGTTGGGATTCTCCAGTCCAGTCAGTTTCTTTAGTTCAGCCCGTCGCTCGCTAATAAATCGCTCAGCGATACGCAGCATTTTTGTCGCCAATTCCCGATTTCCGGGCATGCCAAACTCATTGATTTTCTGGTCAAGCAGCCACCCTCGCCATTCAATTTCAGGAAACGGAATCGGCAGCATGCGATACCACAAGTCTCGTTCTGAGCGGATATCCTGTTTGCAGTACTCAACGTATTCGGCAAATTCCCGGGGATGACTATTATGGTCTCGGAATAGCGGCAGCGGCGGACCAAACAATGTCATGTTCGCGGCGGGGTCGTCTTTGAACTTCTGAAGCTGCTTCGTGTTCACGGGCTTGCAGAACATTTGGATAAGGTCTTCGCCCCGAGGGTCCTTCTGCTCTTTCATCTTCAGAATTGCGCCGACATCGGCAAGTTTCCCGGGCAGCGAGAGATTGTGAGCGAGAATTATCGGGTCCCGCCATTGCTCAAGTGGGACGAACCAATCCTCGTGAAGATATTTCGGTACAAGGACTCGTCGGGTGAGATTATATTCAAACGAGGAATTCCACGCAATCTTCATGATGCTGGGATTGCGAAGCGCATCCACAAGTTTCTTTGGCGGAGGACCGAGGTGCGGGAGCCACGCTTGAAGCTCTTCGTGGTCAAGCGCCCAAGCGAGCACCGTGATGCGGGTTGATGGGTGCTTAGCATAATTGTCAAGACCAACTTCCTTCAGGTCAAGGATTGAGCAAGTTTCGTAATCCATGAACAGAAATTGATAGTCCACGGGAAACCTTTTTACGACGCGGATATCGTGTCTCGCATCAACGCCAGTGCGAACTTCATATCCTCCCACGTCGTGTAGTGACGAATACCGTACCGTGGCGGTAGGACATGAAAGACGTTTTCTTTGCCGCCGAGCACGAAGATGGGCATTCTCTTGGCAAGAGCATAGCCAAATTCAACGTGCCGCCCGCCCCGACTGCTGGCTCGCAGGGTAGCATTAGTCAGTTCCGTATCCGTAGGAACGAACGCTACAAAGATATCCGCCATGTCAATATCCTCTAAGTCCACAAGGGAGGTCTCCTCCAGATACTTCTCCGGCACATCTTTTGTCTCTATGTTGTGAGGAACGGTTTCCTCAACCCATCGGGACGTGACGCCGATGCCAAGAGCCCGCAGTTCCGCCGCCTGAGCCTTCCGTTCTTTGATTGTTGAAAACATTGCTGCAAGATACACCTTCATGTTGCCTCCTACTTACTTTCTGCTTTGTCAAAACTGGCGTTCCGAGCCATCGGTGCGCCCTCGGCTTCCAGTTCAAGCTGCAAGAGCGCCAACGCACGCCACGCCATCTTTGCGGAGTGTCGTACGCCGTCTTTGTCGAGACCACCGCGCTCCATGTAGTGCCGAATGATCGTGTCCGCTTGGTCCGTGGATTTGCCGCGAGACCAATGTAGCGGTTGACCGGGGTTGTGTTGCTGGTTGCCGATGTAAGAAACCCGTGCGACTTCCGCAAGTGCGGCTGGAAAATAGTCCAGCACGCCGGTACCTATCGGATATTTCTTTCGTTCATCAGCTTCAGTCGGCAGCAGCAATTTCTTCTCGGTCATGGCTTATCCTTTTTGAACAGTTGACTACGCAATTCCACTTCAATCTTGCTTGCAATGTCGGGATGTTCCACGAGGAATCGCCGAACGCCGTCAAATCCTTGCCCCAGCCGCTCCCCTTTGTACGAGAACCATGAACCACTCTTCTCTAGCACGCCTTCCCGAGCACCGATGTTCAACAGGTCTGCCTCGTGGGATATCCCTTCACCGTAGAGAATCTGAACCTCGCATTCAGTGTACGGTCTTGCCAATTTGTTTTTGACAACTTTGATGCGAGTCTGGGCACCGAGAACTCTATCGCCGTCCTTAATAGCTTGAATCTTGCGAATATCAAGCCGCACCGAAGCGTAGAACTTCAGCGCTCGCCCGCCCGTAGTGGTTTCGGGGTTCCCGAACATTACGCCAATCTTTTCACGAATCTGATTGATGAAAACCAGAACGGTTTTCGTGTTGTTCGTGATCGCCGTCAGCTTCCGAAGCGCCTGCGACATCAGTCGCGCCTGCAAACCCATCTGCGGCTCACCCATCTCGCCTTCAAGTTCAGCCTTCGGCACCAGCGCCGCGACCGAATCAACCACCACGATGTCAACTTTGCCCGAACGAATCAGCGCTTCGGTGATTTCCAGCGCCTGCTCGCCGTTATCGGGCTGCGAAATGAGGAGATGGTCAACATCCACACCCAGTTTGCGAGCGTACACGGGGTCCAGAGCGTGTTCGGCGTCAATGAACGCAGCCTGACCGCCGAGTTTTTGTGCTTGAGCGATAACGTGGAGCGCGAGCGTGGTTTTTCCTCCCGAATTGTGTACTACAAATTGATCTGCCACGTAGTTTCTGTGCGGTTCCGCCATTACCAAATCAAACATCGGTCGAAGACCAATCGGAGTGATGGATTCAACTTGTTTGTAGATTTCTTGAAAGCGGAGATTGTTGTGACGGGCCAGCGCATGGTGAACGTGCTGGTCACGAGATAGGAATCGCAACCCGCCGAGGTCCCCAGAATTCAGCTTTTCCACATAAGCGTCAAGGGACATGTTGTTCATGTGAGCTTCGACTACGGCTCGGGCGCGGGCCAAACGACGGTACACGTACGTAACTGTTTCCTTGGTGGTGTGATTGATAACGGCTCGAACGTTTTTTACCCCCGCGACCGGATGAAATTTCACATACAAATCGACGCGATTTTTGCTGCTATCTTTTTGTTGTTCAACCGAGAACGGGGTGTTATTGTGAATCGCGATTAGGATATGTGAAGTCAAATCGCGCAAGCGCCTATATTTTCCACCTGCCGTTTTGAATTGATGGTCTGCGGATGTGATGATCTGATATCCGCCCTTGACCGTAAGGATGAAGGCTTCCTTTTCTCCCGCGTACACCACGTCTAGAATTTGGTTGCGAACAATCCGACCCGTTTCATTTACCGAAGCAGTATAATAATACGCATTTTCTGTCGCAGGGCGAGGATACTTTCCCTGTCCGCTTCCCGAGACAGGAAGATTGTGAAACCGCTCATACAGTCTTTGAATGGTCCCGCCTTTATGGTTTGCGACGTGAGTTCCGGTTACTACCGCGTATGGAATGAAAGTGTCGGCGTCAACACACTCGGGACCGTAAATCTCGATAACCCGTCCCCGAGGGAGTCCGCCAATGCCAAGGGCTTCATCAAGAGCAAGGGACGAAGTCGGAATCACGTCGATGGCAACAAACTTCTTGCTGCCGAGCATCATAATTGACCCCTTGCCGTGCTGCTTCTCAATCCCGGCAATGGCGTCGTCGAGTGAACCGCCGATTGTCTTATCCGATTCTTTATTCAATTAAGACTCCAAACATTGCCTTGCCTTGCCTTGCCCCGCCATGCCTCGCCGCGCCATGCCTCGCCGCGCCGTGCCGAGAAAACTAAGAATCGCTCTCGCCCTTCGACGTATCCTTGTACTTCCCGTCATCGAACAGCTCGATGACAATCATGTCAGGACCAACAGGAGCCATGCCGCCAGTTTCTCCGTACGACCCGATATATTTCAGATACGTGCCGCACTGAAGGGCAACGGTCTTCACAGTGGTAATCGAACCATCGGGCAGGCGCTTGGTGTATCGGCGACTGGTTTTGGCCTCTTCGTGAAGGTGACCCGACAGAGTAATCGTTGAATCCGTCAGCAACATGTTGCGTTGCATCCGCTGAACCTTCGACCCAGCGGTTGCCGCCGCCCCTGCCCCATGGAACAGAGTGAAGGTCCACAGATGCCCCCGCCAATACACATCGACGAGCAACAACCCGCCGCTGTAGGGAATCTTGTTCGTCGTCTCCCGGGACAGTCCCTGCGCAATCAACCGAATTGCCCCACCCCCTTCGTCCAGCGCCTTATCAATCCGCCGCTCGTGGTTACCACCAACGTATCCGATAATTCGGTTAGCGATTCGTTTGTGGAGGTCGATGTATGATTCACACTGCCGAAGAGGTGTCATCGTGTTTTCTTTGATAGAACCCGGCGAGGTTTTTGTCGCCGAATCAATCGCATCGCCAAGCAAAACCACCAAGCACTGTGGGTTTTTCTCAACCCAATCAATATCTTTAATGACTCGGGCGGTATCGCAAGTGACGTGCCCGAGTTGCTCGTCGCCCTTGGCAAAAATGAGGGGTTTATCCCACGAATCGGGGATGATGACTTTGGCTCGGCGGCATTCTTCCAAATGCGTTGATATCCACTCGATTTTGACTTGCTCAACGACTTCATGGTCCGCAGGCTCCGCAGTCACAGTCAACTTATCTTCGATGCGGTGATATTCAGCCCACGCTGCCAGTCTCGCCGCGTCCGCCGCTTCATATCGAGCGACAGCCGCTTTGAGCCGAGTAATTTCGCCATGCAACAGCGGCGTAAGCGTCTTGTTGGCTCCTTCCGTGGAGTTTGGTTGTACAACTTTCTGTTTCGACCTTGCCATATTGCCTCCTAGAAAAATCTAGCCTTGCCTTGCCTTGCCATGCCTCGCCCAGCCATGCCGCGCCTTGCCGCGCCGCGCCACGCCGAGAAATTATCTCCACTCAAATGAAAACTTACCGAATGCCTTGCGAAACGTGCCGAGCCCGAGACGCACGCCGCCGTCCACGAAGAGGTTCTCAATCAAGTCTTCGTTCAGGTCGGGGTGGGGAAGAATTGTCAGCTTGAACTTCAACTCCCACGGCGTGTCCAGCATCGGGCGAACCTTGGGATTTGGAATGCCCTTATCCAACCGGGCAACGTGGTAAACAAGGTGAATACCGCTTACCGGGTCCACGTCGTCTACAAAGCTACCGCCAAACACAACGGGTTTACCGTTTTTCGTAAACGGAATGGCGGATGGATTGATGATGGTGCTCGCCAGCAGCGCAGAGGCAACCGTCTTGTATTCTCGTTTGTCGAGGAGCATCTTCGGAGCGGACTCTGTGTTCTGTGCCGACAAGAACGAGGTGATGTTCATCGAAGGCATCGTGACGATTTTGCCTTGCAGGTACAGTTTTTGTTCAGGTGCGAGTTGCGTTTTGTTGTCTCCCGCGTATCGGTCGAAAAGAATCGAGGTGAGTCCAGTCAGAGTTATGTCTTTAGTGATTTGCTTTGAAATAGAAGCCATGTTTTTCTCCGCGAACGTTTGAACTTTTTGGTCGAGCCTAAGTTCGGTGTTCGCCTTCAGAAAAATCTAGCCTTGCCTTGCCTCGCCTAGCCCTGCCATGCCAAGCCTTGCCTTGCCGCGCCCTGCCCAGCAAAATCCATAGTACACGAGTACAATCGCCGTGTCAAGTTAAATCTTGCCTCCGAGGAATAGACCAGCGATTACGCCACCGATAGTGCCCCAAAAGGTGCGCTTGCGACCCTTCGCGGCTTCAGCATCAACCCGCACGTTGCACGCGGCATCATCCGCTTTCACCGCCTGAACCAGTTCGTCCTTGTCTGCCGCAATCACCTTATTCGCCGTCGCCAACTCGGTATTTGCGTCGGTCGTGAGAACCGTTTGCGCCGCCAATTGCCCCGTGAGATTCGTCACGTCCGACTGAGCCTGCGCATAGAGGTCCATATCAGCGACAACCGTGCGAGTCATCGGTAGCGTCATCGTAACAGCATCGCCGTTTACAGTCAATTCGCTGGCGTCGGCGTGTGTTTGCTCCAAAAGCCGTGCCGCCGCCGCTTGAGCGTTGAGTGTCGCGTCCGTGGTGACTTGTTTCGCGGTCGCCGCACGCTCTGCCGCCATCTGAGCAATCAGATTAGTGATAAGCGCCGTCTGGGTGGCATCGCGGGCAACGTCGTCCGAATGTTCCTTCGCCAACTCGGCGACAAGAGCCGCCTGAGTTGCCGTGTCTACGCCCTCTTTCGCAAGCTGAGCCGCTGCGACCCGAGCGTCGTGCTTCTCAATCAGACTCTGGAACAAGGCAACGCCGCCGATGATGCTGCCAGCAATCAAAGCGATGGCGAGCAGCGCTACAAGAATGTGCGCCTTAATCCACGTTATATCATTAGAGATTTTGGTGATTTCTGAAACGGGTTTCGTTGGTGTTGCAGTGTCGGTCATAGAACCTCACTCGGATATAGTACCAAAGTACGGGTCAGATGTCAAGCCTTTTCAAGCCTCGCTCGGAGGTATGCGACGACCGGCAGGAGATTCTCAGGATGAGACGCGGCGTTGAAGAATCGCTCAACGTAGCCTAGTCCTCTATTACATTTGAAGCAGAGAAGCCCCCGAATTGACCACGGCATCATCGCCTGTGTCACAGCGGACACAGCCGCCGCTTTTGTAGCCGCCACTCGTGTACATTTTACCTGCCCTGCCTCGTCGTACCCGTAGGCACTCCACTTTCCCGCCAGCGCGAAGCGGGCCCATCCGCCGGGCATCGTCCGGTACGCCCTTACGTGGAAATGAAAATGGTCTACGTTGGGAGGTCCGTAGGCGTCAAGGGGACCCCCGCAGATTTTGCACTGGCCTTCTTGGTCTTTGGCTCGCTGCTCTCGGTCGGCGAGGGTGATGCCGAATTTGCGTTGGATTCGGAGGTCGGTATTGTGCTGTCTTTCTTCAACTGTTGTTGCCTTTTTGCTTCGCGCCATTTTGCCCTCTCATCCCAGCGTTCCCGGTTCATTTCGTAGGTCCACTTCTCGTACCGCCGAATCAATTCCCCCTGCCACACAATCACCCCAAGCAAAATCAACTCAACACACATCAAGAATTGATCTGGCGTCATGGGCGTCATGCTGAGAGTGTACACCCCGCCGCCGCCAAAAGTCAAGCCCCAAATTAGTACGAAAGTACTATGGACAGCCGGGGGCATCCTTTGTAATTATGTCGTCAGGAGGAATTACCGATGAGCGGAAAAGAAATGAAAGTCCGAATCATGGCAGGCACCATCCGAGCCCGTCTGCTTGGACGCCACAGCAACCCGACATTTCGTCGTGTCCTTGCGAATATGACGGACTCCGAACTTGTGGACCGTCAGGCTCAGTTTCACGCCGATTCCCTTTCTCAGGCAGCGCAACCGCGACAGGAGGCACCATGCAGCGAAACTACTCCAGTTGTTTTAGTCCAGAAGTAGCCGAAGAGTTAGGCGAAACCGAGCAGCCAGCCCTATCTGTGCCGCCCGCTCCCGCCTACGTCAGTCAGCCGACGCTCACCGAGCGAATCCAGTGGATTATGCTGGACCGGCAAATCAGATTGCTCGCACAACGTACGCAGCGAGCATAGAAGTGTCGGCAACCCCGACGAGGAGAAGTGTGAATGACCAAGAAGCCGTGGTTCTTCGTGTTTTTGTTTCTGCTGTGCAGTGCAGTGCCTGCGAAGGCGTGGAATTGCAGTGACCCCCTCGCCGAGCGGGTTCTCGTGCCTTCAACCACCACCGGAACTTTTGGTGATGGTGACGGACAGCTTGCAAACTACAACGGTCAGGTGTACGAGTGCGAAGTCGTTCCTGTAACTCCACCCGCTCCCCCGACCACAGGAGGAAATTCAAATGCAAACTCGCAGTCGTCCAGTACCAGCCAAGCGGCTTCGCAATCTAGTGCGAACTCTTCGGCGACTGGTGGGCGGGCATCCTCTCAGTCTACCGCCACAGGAGGGAACGCAACAGGTGGTAACGGTTATGCTACGGTTTCCAATGCGGGGAATTCTACTGTCACCTCAAGCAACACTGCAATGGGAGGTACAGGAGGTTCCGCTACCGCCAACGGCGGAAACCAAAAGCAAACGCAGACGCAGTCAGTGAACAACTCGGGCAACTCCTCGGCGTCAGCAAATGGGTCTAACAATGCAACCTATACCGAGAATATCCCGAGACAAGCACCGCCTGCGATGGCTCCGACCGTACTTCCGACAACGCCGTGCTTCAAAGGCTATAGCGGCGGCGGTTCGGGAACGGCATTTGGGTTTTCATTCGGCGGCGGCAAGATTGACGAGAATTGCGCCATTCTTGAAGCCGCACGCCTAGCGCCGAGCGTCACCGCCCGATGCAAGGTGTATCTCACAAACAAGTACGTGAAGGCAGCGGGCGTCACGATGGATGACTGTCTACCTCAGGCGGTTCCCGTCGTGGTTCCTACTCCTGCACCAGTCCCCGAACCGCAATTGCAACTCTCAGTGCCTGATGTCACGGTGAATATTCCAGTGACGGTGATTCCTGCGCCGGTTGTCCCGCCCGCGCCTAGCGTGGCAGCCGCCGCCCGGAAGATGCCGTATCGCAAACCACCGTGCAAGTGTGTGGTCACAAACGACACCATCACCAAGTAACATTCCGCAGTGTCTGGGACGGGGAGCCTGCAAAGGCTCCCTTTCTTATTTGCCGAGTTTCTTGAGACCGCCCTTGAGGAATTCCAGCGAGATATTACCCTTGGCTTTTGGAGCAGGCTTGGCGAAGATGCTTACTTCAGGGGTCTCAGGTGTCTGATCGACCACGGGAGTTCCGCCTCGATCTCCCCGTCCAGCGGCTCCTTCGGCGGGTTCCCCCCGAACGCCAGCAGTAAATAGTTCTCTCTGGTCAGCGGGATTCCGTACTCCTCTAGCAACTTCATCGTGCCATCGGGCTGCGTAGTCCCAGATTTGGTTTCGGGCTTCGTCGGCTGTGATTTTTCCGTCATTGTGTTGTCTCCAGATTGCATCTACCGCGTTGATATTTTCCTTGGTCTTGAAGTCGTCCGTGAAGACCTCGCGTATCTTCGCCCATACTGGTGATTGTAGCCTACTCGGTATGGGAATGTCAAGTTCTTTCGCTGCGAGTCGATACGCGGCGTCGTGCAGCGGATATGTGCCGCTGAGTCCATGGGGACCGTTGCTGATGGTTCCAAAGTTCGACCCAACGTCGGGGTGCTTGCCCGCCAGCGGGCGCAACTGCCCTGCCGCGACCGCGTGCGTATCAATCGTCAAGAATCGCGGGTCGTCCGGTGCGGCTTGGTTGTTGTAGAAGTTGCGAACCTTGTGCCCGTAGCCGAGTTGCTTGCTGATATTCTCGGGAGAGCCGTCTCGCAGAATCGAAATCGCTTTCTGAATGTGATTCTGAAAACTCCAGCCTACGCTGGCTTCAGACCCGTCCACGTTCTTGGCGAGCCCGAGCGGCTTGCCGTCAGGTCCCCACGTTTGATATGACCGAGGATTGTGACCTTCGTCGTACAGTCGCAACCACCACGCTTGTTTCTCTGGCATGCTCGTCAGCCCTGCGAGCGTTTTCCCTCGCAACGATTTGAAGAGCGGCGCAAACTTCCCCATCCCGGGGACACTGAGAATCTCGTCCGCTGCTTTCTGCATCTCAGGTGTGAACTTTGTGTTCTGTTGGTTCTTCCAAATATCCACCGTCCGCTCGGCAAGCGCCGTGTTCTGGTTCCAGTCCGTCATCGGAGACTCGACTGAGGTCACTGCCCACGCTTGGTTCGGAGTGATGTCGTGCGTCTTTGCGACCTCCAGCCCGCGCTCGTGAGCGCCGACTGGGTACCATTGCTCGTTGTACGCAATCTCCGCAGGCGTCAATTTGCGGTACATGAATTTGATGTTGTCCGCGACGTGCCGAATGTATGCATCGGCGGCAGTCTGCGCATCCGCGCTTTCGGGCATCACGAATCCGGGGACACCTTTAACACGATTCACCATCTTGTCGATGTACCCGGGTGCAGCCTTCGCGGCTTCCATGTCTGAAATGAGCGACTGGTTCGTGTGGTCTTCGACAGTCTCACCTTTCACGGTGCGCGACGGCACGCGGGTGCTAACCGTGGGCGATTCGATAGGCGTCGTCGCGCCCTTCTTGGCTTCCATGGCACCTGAAATTACGCCCCCAGTCTCGCCGCCCAAATCCTTGATACGTTGCTCCATCGGGTAGTCTGGGAACTGCCGGGTCTTGCCAGTTCCGCCGATTTCAATTTCCTTTTTGTTTTTGATATCGTAGATTGACTTCTGGTCTAGCTTGTGAGCTAAGTCTATCGCCGCTTGCTTATCTCGGGTCACACCACTGACTTCCAACGCCCCCTCATACCCGCCGATGTGCAATTCAGGATGCTTGTCAAACAGCGCCTTATTCTCGCCGTGAAATTCCTGCATATCTTGGGGGCTCGGATGAAATGTCCCGGCAGGCTCGCCAGCGGGCTTCGGCCACTCTGCCCCGGCCTCAGGCTTGCGCTGCTCGGGACCAATTTCCACGACATAGCCCTCTGTAGGCGTCTTGCCCGTTGTCGGATGAATCGTAAAACCACCCGCCTTCGCCATAGTATTGGCAGCTTGATCGTGCCACGGCTCGGGTGGTTTCTGGATTTCGGCAGTTTTTACTTCTGGGGTTTTTGATACTTCGGCAGCCACTTCTGGAGACTTTTGTCCAGCCGCTCCCGAAACTTCGCTTTCTCCTCGGGCGACATCTGCTTGACTGTGTACAGCAAATCCTCCCCCAACTGTTCCGTTGTCCGCGTTTTCGGTTCCTTTTCCATTTGCTATTCTCCTTTGTGCTTCAGCATGCATTTTTTGAGCGTCCCGAACAACACGCTGTAGTCCATCCATGTCGTGAACATCTTTGGCGCTTGCGCCCCCCGGTAGAGCCCAATCGGGGTGAATTAAGTCAACCTCAACATCTCTACCACCTTCTAGAAGGGGCGTCAGCCTATCCAATTGGGCATGCGTAGGAGGATGTTCGGCAGAAACCATCACCCCGAGCCATTTAGACTGCGGAACATCAATCACACGCATAGCACCTGTTTTCATTACAAAATCAAAACGTGGATTTGAGTTGTGAGCGGACTGCACGCCGGGGATTGATGCAATATCGCCGTGGTCAAGAGTGCGAGCCTCCTGACCTTCCGAGAAATCCAGCATCGTCCCATCAAGCCCGATATATCCTGCCTTGCGAATGTCCTCGGTCGTGCCGTAATGTTTTATTGCTTTGGCGAAGAGTCCTGAGGTGTCTCCGCCTTTTTGGGCGAAGAGTCTGCCTTGAACTGGCTCCGCAGCGACTTTCTTACCTCCTCCTGCTGCGCCGGGCTCAGTTGCTGGAACGACTCCACCATCTGCTGCATGAGTTCCTTCAGTGATGCCATGTTTTTGTCCCTCCCACACTGCTCGTACTTGGTTCAATAAATCGTCAACTCGTTCTTGAGTTTGCAGAACGGTTCTCGGGATACCGTCCTCCCGCTCTGCGGCCATCTTCTTCACTATAGCATTGATTGCCGGGTCTTGCCAGTCTTTTCTTAGCTCGGCAAGCGTTTTAATCATATGGTCACCGATTTCATCATCGGTCAACCCCATAGCTTTCCCCCAGCGAACGATGTTTTGAGCATCCCCCGCCCCAGCACCGCCCTCTGTGACCTTAATCGGAATCCCATAATTCACTTCTTGGGAAACCACCCCCCCCAAATATACCCGCACAGCTTTCGGCCAATTCTCTTTCAGGGCTTGAGCCGAAAACTTAAACCGCCCGGGTTCAATTTCCGTGACCCCGGGAAGTTCTCGGAAAACAGGACCAAAATCTGTTGACGCCGCCGCTCCTCCGCTCGTTGTCGGGTGATAGGCGCTGTTCACGACAACATTCTTCATAGGCCAACCCACACGTTCGCCTTCAACGATGTGTCCATCTTCGTGTCCAACTACACTTACCGGAGAGTTTCCTTCGGGGAGCAATTCTGCGGGAAACACGTCATCCCATGAAGGTCCATGCGTGACACCTAAAGCCTCGGCGTATCGCTGATTGTCTTCCTCTTCGGTCGCGCCCCCGAGTCGCATTTTGATGTGCCCGCCAATATACCCGCCGGTCTCACCGTAGGCGGGACTCAGATTCACAGTTTGACCCGGCATTTCGCCCCGACGAGCAAGCGCCTGATGAAACTGCGGCTCGGGCGTCGGCTGTCTCAGTGGCGTAGGCGTGGCTTCAAGCAGTTTTGATGCCGCACCGTACAGGTCTCCGGCGAATTGCTGGTGCAGGGCGGGGTCCTTGTGGAACGACTTCTCCAGCACATTCTCATTGAAGTCATCCGGGGAAGCGGTCGTCATGGACTTCCCGAGTTCTGTATTCTCATAGAGAGCGAGGTTGTAGATGTTGGCATGAGAGATGATGTCTCTGTTGTCCTGCAAGAACTTGAGCGTGTTTGCGTACGTTTCTGCCGTCTCCCCCGGATAGCCAATCAAGATGTTCGGAATCAAGGTAATGTTGTTCTGGCGCAACTTATCCACGGCTTTGTTAATGATGTTCTCCGTAGCGGGCTTGTGCATTGACTTCAGGATGGGGTCATTATAGCTCTCAATGCCTAGCTCCACGTATTTGATGCCGGATTTCGCCAACCAATCGGCAGGGATTTTCCCCATTTGCGCTGCGGTCGTCTGCACCACGAACCCTTGGAAATTCGGGTTCTTTTCTTTCATTCGGGTATTGAGTTCCGCCAAGTCCTGATAGTTTTTCGCTTGCCCGAATGTCTTATCGTTCAGGTACACCAGTTTTGAACCCAACTGAGCGATAGCGTCCGCCTGCTGTTCAATGTCTTCTTTCGGCGGCATGACCAGTTGCTTCTCAACTGTGCAGAACGCACATTTGTGCAGGCAGCCCTTTGACATCGTGAGACGGGGAATCACGTCTGACCCAGCATAGTGACGATAGTCGGCACCGCCCTTATATTCTACACCTGCATCCTTCGTGAGCGACTCCATGGAGTCGTGCCATTTCACATTCGGCAAATCCGAAAACGTCTCAGGAGCCACATACCCGCCAACATCTACATGCCCTGAGTAGTTTGATGCGAGGTCCCGAATTAGGTGCTTGTTGACATCCAGCGCAGAGAATGTGACCCTACCATATTTCGCATCGTTCAGAAATTTCTTCGCCTGCTCCATGTCACGGACGACATACACATCCGCGTCGGGAAAGTTCCGAGCAACAAACCCGTGCCACTGTGGAATCTCCCAAAAGTCTTGCATGCGTGCATAGCCCGGACGAAACCCAGAATAGAGTTTGTCATAATACTGCGAGGCTTCGTCTTTTGTTTCAGTCTTGAGCCCGCCATTAATTAAATCGGATGCGAACTGCACCATGAGCAAGCGATTCTCGTTGGTCGGCGATGCGCTGTTTGCCGGGTCCACAGAACGTCGCACCCATGGATTTGTCTGGTCGTTGCTAGCTTCATGATAGGTCGGATATGGCTGCGTTGATGCCCCGCCTTGAATTTGAGTCCGCTCTAGTTTCGGCATAGGAACCGCAGCAATAGGAGCCGTCTCGGGATTAACCGTTGGTTTCGGGGGAGTCGGCGGTGCAACCATTTTGCCGCCCACCTTCGCCATTGAATCCGAAAGAGCCGCCACAGGAACGTCAGGCTTATCAACTCGCCCGACTGCCGTCCCCTCGGGACTGGGAATCAACGGCACGGAAGTCGCATGCGTTTCGTTCGTAGTAAGCGGGTCTTTCTTGAGCCAATCCGGCAAGTTTTTGGTAGCTGGTGTTTCTGGCGGCTGGAGGTTCAATCGGAACCCGGGCGTTCCATTCGGGTGTGTGATGTTCTCAATCGGTAGCCCGCTGGCTTGCAGGTTTCTCCAAACTCCCGTTGCCGCCGGAGAGACGTGCGTCGGGTCACTGGAAATACTCAGCACGCCATCCGCCCGAGCTTTATCAAATGCAGATAGATACATCTTCGTCGCGATACCTTTTCTCTGCATCTCTGGCGTGACTTGTGCCCCATAAATCCGCGCGTTTCCCTCCACATCGGTTTTGTATCCGAGCGAGCCGATTTTCTTTCCGCCGACGTATGCACTCTGTAAATGCTCCCAGTCAGGACCTTCGGTTTTAATCGTCGGCTGTTGAACAGTACCGCCCTGTGCCTCGGCTTCATGTTGACGAATGATATTGAACGTCGTGTCCGCCATTCGCCCAACACGAGTTAATTGACCACTCGGAAAGGGACGAGTCGTATAGTCCCGGCGTTCAATGCCCTGCGGAGCCTCTACTTCTTTGCCGCCTACAGTTTTGAAAGTGACGTGAGGCGAAATTTCAGCGCCTTCAGGTGCGGCAACAGCTTCTTTACCTGCGGGTTTCTTTTCAGCAGCGGCGGTAGGTTTTGTTTCAGCCGCCGGAGCCGCTTCAGGTGGGGCTGGAGTTTTATTCGCTATGATATCTTGAACTTCACCAGCGTTGAAATGAGTGATCGCTTGGTTTGAATAGCCGAGGTCTTTGAGCGTTCGTACGTGCTCACGGCTCATCTCAAAACCAGTTTCTGGACCCTCAACCGGCTTCACAGGACCCAACCCACCTCCTGTCTCGGCGGGTTCAACTTCTCCAAGCCGACCCATGAGCGGTATCGGTTGAGCCATCATGGTGGGTTTTCCGCCCGGCTGAGAAAGCGCACCAAGCGAGAGGTCTTGTAATCCATTCGTGGTGAGGTCATCAATCGCTTTCTCTGGAGTAGTCGTGCCGAGTTTGCCTAACGAAACCGGCTGTTTAGCCATCCCCGGAGCGAGCGCTCGCTTCGGTTCCGCTTCCACGCTATCCTTGACATAGTCGTATGTCTTGCGATAGATGTACTCGTATGGGTTCTGCTTTTTGAATTCCGCTGGGTTATCTCGGTAGAGAGCCTCTTTGTCGGCGTTCTCTTTTTCCGTAGCAGCAGCGTGGTCATTGTATTCTTTCTCTGCTGCGGGCGACTTCTGAGACTTGTTGATGATGTGATGCCAAATTAAAGTTGAAGTATTTTCGTCGGGAATAGTTGCCGGAGGAGCAGTCTGAATAGAGGGAGTCCCGCCAGCACCCAGTTGGTCTTCTGGAGGAGCAGGCGGTGCACTGATTGTCGGCGTTGCGGTATCAGTTGCCACAGCGGTCTCCGATTACGGATTCATAATCTGAAGCCGTGGGTCAATCTCTCGGGCTTGGTCAATGTTCTCAGCCGGGATATCATGAATGCCACCATCTGACGCCCGGACACGATGATGTCCTTCAGGAATCGGCGGATAGTTCTCTAAACCGTCTATCCGAGGCGGCTGGATTGACGGCGTAGCCTTCGCACCCTTGCCCTGCCCCTTACCCTTCGCCCCAGCTTTGCCCTCGCCTGTGGGCTCCGCAGCCCCAGCAGCCCCAGTCAGGGCTTTGAGCACGTTCGGATGGGCTTCTGCCATCGCCAAAACCTGCGGGTCAATGGTTTTCATGCGATTGATAGCCTCGGTCACCTTGTCAAGAGGCTCGCCTTTGGTAATTGCCCCACCTTGTTTAGCATCATACAGCTGCTTCTTAAAGTCGTCCGGCACTGCCAATGGCTGGAGCCGCCGAGCCAGTTCACCCTCGTCCTTTGTTGAGTGAAATATATCAAAAAGGTTCGCTCGCTGCTCATCGTTAATGGTTGGTTCCCCCCGAAGAATAGACTCTGCGGGGTCTTGATAGGGTTCCATATTAGCTTACCTCCGAAGATGTTGGCGCGGCTGCTCCCATTGCTACTTCAAACTCGATGTTACCCTTCTCGTCCATATAGGCAGCAACGATACCACCCGGATCAACAATTTCACCCACCTCGTCGATTCCAAGCAGCGCCTTAATCACGGAATTGTGCATCGTCATCACAGTCGGAAGTGCAGCGTACGGTGTTGCGAGATACTGATAGATGACTTGCACTCGCAAATTTAACTGCGTGCCGCTCTCGCCGCCGGGAATCACGAGATCGGGATTCTCAATGTACTTTTTGAACTCCTCAACTCGCTCGGGCGTCTTTTCTTTGCCTGTGTAATCAGCGACCATCCTCGGGCGCAAGTTCGGGTCATATGTGACGAAAGGGCACGCCACGTTGCATGTATCCATGATGCACTGTGCGGTTTCTGCGGCACGAGGGATATCAGAGGAAACAACTCGTCCGATTTTCTCAAAGGACAACCATTGCGCGGCTTTCTCGGCGGACTCTCGACCTGTATTGGATAACTGGAAATCACCCCATCCATCCCAAACATTTGGCTGAGTGATTTCACCATGTCGTACGATATAACCAATCAGTGTTCGACTTGGGTCAAGATTTAACATTGCGTTTCCATTCCAGTTGCGGGTTCACGAACCTCTCACTCTGCTCGCTTGCCAGCCACTCGCACAAATTATCGCAGCGGGTAGACCAACTTGCCCAGCCGCATCTTTTACAAACAAATCGCTCCGTACGATTCGCCGGGTCTCGTTCACAGGTTTCGCCGCAGCGGGGACACGACATCTGGTCCATATAGTGTACCTCGCCAACCCTCAAAAGTCAAGCCTAGAATGCACGGGTCGCAGCAAACACCAAGACTCAAACACGCTCGGTTCATTCCACCACGTATACGATTACGAATTCATTCGGGTCAGCGTAGTTGCACAAGATAAATGTGTCGTCCCCAATCAATTCCATGTAGATTTCATCGGTGAAAACCCACACCGGCCATTCATTCCCGTAGCCGAACCAAAACCCGTGCCAATAGATTTCCTGTCGCCCGCCACGTACGCGCACGTCTCGGTTGCGGTCAACTCTACGATGGTCATCTCTGCCGAGTATCCGCCCATCACCCCGACCGCCATTACCGCGCCCGGGATTACCCGCACGCCCGCCATCACCGCGTCCCGGGTTCCCGTGAGAACCTCCGCGTCCGCCACGCTGAGCAACCATCAAATCTTCGCCGTTATTCGGGTCTTGAGTAATAGGAGTCACAACCGTCACAGGAATCGGAACCTGTCTCGCTTTGTAGAGCAGTGCTGGGATATCACCTAGCTCTTTTTCAACCTTTGAGATGGGCTCAACTATGGATGGCATTGTCGCCCCGTCCCAACCCGCAATCACCAGCCCGATAATCTTACGGGTCTTCTCGCTTACAACCGAGGAGCCGCTAGCTCCGTGAGAGTCCATCTGGGTCACAAGAAAGAACCCAGACAGGTCGTCGTGCTGCCCTGCCGCCGATATGACTGTTGAGGCAATCACACCTGAGGCGACTTGCTTGGCCGCGTCAAGACTAAAGTTTACATCAACAGTTCTATCACCGATGCGATCCTGGCTTTCATTCCCCATTGCAATCGTGGGATATTTCACCGTTGAGGGCATGAAATACACCGCGTAATCCAATGGTTCTTCCATCGCAGATTTAAGCAGTGCCACAGGAACTTTGTCCGTGCCAAGATCGGTAGAGACCTTGAACGTTAGATCGGGAGGCAAATCTGGGTTCGCCCCTGTACAGTGCCCCGCCCCGATAAGCAGGTAGCCATCTTGGACTTTCTCGTAGGCGGTCACAGTGCAGAGGAAGCGGTCTTGCGTGCTGCCGCTGGAGCCGTAGAGAGCGAACGTGCTGGCATAGACCTTATGGTCAAAGCCCTTGGGCTCTTTGATGTTTGCGCAAGCAAGAGCGGGGGTCAAAAGAATTACCATTGCAAGAGCGATGCTACGGATTGCCTTGGATACCTTCATAAAACCTCCGTTAAAACAAAAAGCCCGAAGCATATCGCAGCCTCGGGCTCTGTTTTGGGCTTGCGCCCGATTCTTTTTTGAAACGCCCTTACTTTTTACTCAAAGTCAATGGCGAACTCGTCCAAGGTAGCTGTGAGAGCGTACGCTGCCATGGTGGCCGTCAACACGAAGTTCAGGTCGGCTTCCCCGCCCGCTAGTACCGGGTTGTCGGTTGTCGTCGCCCAGTCCGTCACGGTGTTGAAAATCTGGCTTCGGAATTCACCGGAGAGAACCTTCGTTGCGGACAACTGCAAACGAGCGTCAATGGTAAAGGTCGTAGAGACCGCCCCAATGCTCACCGCGCCGCCGGTCACGAAGACTTCCTGCCAACCGGTCTTCGCTTGTGCAGCCGCTAGTGTGTCGGCGATGGGAAGAACGGATGCCGGAGCCACGTACAGGGTGAAGAGCACCGTGGAACTGGTGAGCCCAACGAGGGTTCCAGTCGCCCGGATACGCATGACCTGTCCCGTGCCGAGATACAACGGCGTGACGCCAACGGACAGAGGCACGACGCCCCCGCCAGCCAGAGTCAATGCGTTGTTGTTCAGTTGGAACGCAGTTTCGTTCGTTGTGATGACGGACTCCAGTAGAGGAGCGAGCGTCAACTGTTGCGTCCCTGAAACTTGCCTGCGAATCGTGTTAGCATTAGCCACGGTGGTTCTCCTGTTCTAAACTTTCTGGTACTGCCTCACGTACAAAATCGCTGTTTCCATGTCGGCGATTGAGTCGTTGAACAACCCAAGAGCCACATTGTGATTGCGGCAGAGAATGGCTCTATTTTTGCCGTTCTCGTGGTTGTGGTCTTGGCAGGGCGAATCGCCTTGCTTACCACGGGGTCCAAACGGGTGGTTCCCGATAGGACACCTGCCACCTTGCCTGACAATCTGCGCTTCGAACTCAACCAACGTCACGCCGTGTTCAAACTTGTAATACCGATTCTGCCGTGACCTTGGTTGTCTCGACGGCCAGTTCTTGGTTGCTTCCAAGTACCCGCCGTGCGTTTCGAAATACTTTTTCCGCTTTCGTGTTGCGCTGGCTTTCGCCGCTGCGCAGTTTGGGTCTTTGTATGGCATCGGGGTTACTCCCGAAACCATTATATCGCAACCCCCAACCGAAAGTCAAGCGAAACTTCAGGGTCTCTTAAACCGCTGAAACTTCGCATCTTAAAAGCAGAAGTCAATACTAAATTACACTGCCGACACCTCACACCTGACCCTTCTGAAACCCGGTGTACCATTGGTATTCGGGCGCGCAACCACGCCGAGGAACCAGTCGTAGCTCACGATTGCTCGTGTCTGCAACATCGGGTTGCTCAGGTCAATGTCATTGTCGCCGAAGGTCTTGACGTTCACCTTGAAGCTGGGGTTCCGAGGAACTCGGTTGCCCAGCAACTCGGAGGCCATCATTGCTTCACGGCCAACGACATACGTTGCGTATCCAGTCTTACCCGTTGAGGGGTAATTGGCGTACGTCGGCACCGTCTGCGTGCGGATAATGCGAACTCCGCTCCACTCCAGCACCGTGTAGCCGCGAGTCATGTCCGACTTCAGGACAGACGCCCCGGCTTCGGAACGCTTCAGCACGTCAACGGCGGACCCGGCAGAGTTGTCCGACATGAAATCGTAAACAACGTACGGGTGCATCGCGCTCGTGTAGAGCCCGCCATCACGACCCGGAACCGCGTTGCCCATCAACTGGGACTCGCACTTACGGACTGTGTTGGACAGCATGAACTCGTTGTCGAGCAAGTCAATGGCTGCGGACGACTGCGCCACGACGGCTGCTTCGAAACCGTTAATCGCAATCAGGTTGCTCGTGAGAGCGCCCCGATACGAAAGGTTGCGGCTGGCATCCATCGTGATGTCCGCAAGGAACATCTGTTGAGCGACGTTTGAAATGCCAATCCAGTCGCCGTATTCATCAGCGAACGCATCGCTGAAGACTTGGGTCAACTGGAGGCTGGGACCCGGGATACCTTCGGACAGGTCGTAGGTCGCAGCAGCGAACGGCTGTTGGCCGTAGAACTGGAGCGTCCGACCAGACCGGCGAGGCAGAGGCCGGAAGTCGCACAATTCCTCAAGAAATGGAGTATTGAACTGCCATTCCAAAATCGCAGTGCGGTCATACGCAATCTGCGGGAAGGCAGCAAGGGTGGTGCTTTGAACGCCCGGGGGCAGAATCATGGTATTGTACCTCTCTCAATTATGGCGAGGTTAGTCAGTTTTCCATGATTCCGAGGGAGTTCTTATATTCGCTTCGAAGCGTAATGTTCTTTGAAGGCGTCATCAGGGTTTCGCCCTTGAGCGATTGTGTATGCCTTCCATGCGTCCAAAATCTCCGCTGGAGTAGCCTTCGGGTCAATGACAAATTGAGGGGCAACAGCCCGTTCAGTCGCTCCCGCACCTGTCACAGCCGGAGCCCCGCCGGATGCAGCCGCTCCCCCTACACCAAACAGTGAAGATGACGTTGCCGGAAGTTTTGAAGTTGAAGCAGTGGCAGCCGCTATAACCGGTGCCGCACCGCCCACAGCGATTCTTGCAGTCTCGGCAGCCGCAAGCCGTGCGGTCTCGGCAGCCGCAGCAGCCGCCGCAACACGTGCAGCCTCTGCCGCCGCTGGGTCTTCCGCCACTGGCTGGAAAAGCATGTTCGTGCGTCTCAACTCACCGAACGCTTGAGCAAGTGCCGTAGCTTTGTCCGGCGCATCCACGAGACCGAGTTCAATAATCTTCATGCCCATCAACTCTCGGTTCCGATCATCACCGGGCCACGTTGCGCCCGCAGGACTGCGTAAAAATGTTTCTGTGGCTTGTGCCCATGATTGTTCATACGCGGTGCCTTGGCTCTGTTCAACCGAAGCACGCAACGCATCAAGCGGAATGCCCTGTTTATCAAGGTAATCTCGCAATGCACCCGATTGTTCAATGTAATCCGCAGCGGAGATTTCACCCGCTTTGAATCGCCGATCAAGGTCCGCCTTCGCAACTATCTCAGCCGCAGCCGCCGCATCAGCAGCAGCTTGCTGAGCCACGGGGTCAACAATCTGTTCCTCCACGTGTGCGTCAGCTTGGATGTTGAACGCAACCCGATACGCATTGAGAATCACTTGGTCGAGTTCTTCTTGAGTATCGGCAGTGAATTCATATTCACGCCCGCCGATATTCTCGATACGAGAGAACCCGTCACGAGTTGCCGCAGCCTCGGCTTCTTTCCGGGCGGTCTCAGCAGCGGCGAGCCTTGCAGTCTCGGCAGCCGCCTGCTCAGCGGCGAGCGTCTGGGTAGCATTCGCCTGCTTGAAAACTTCGTCACGCACGAGGGCTTTCAAAGCCTCGGGGTCTGTGGCGTCGGCGATAGCCTTCTGCAACTCTGGGGTCATCACAAGATTTGTAGGTACTGGGTCGCTCATGGTAGTGCTCCTATGGGTCGTTCTCAATTATGGCGCAATTAGTCAGTTTTCGTAATAAGTTGTCAACAACTCTTACTTCTCGGTCGAGTCGTACGAACCCGCAATCCGATTATCCGCCATCTGGTCAAACGTCTCTAAAACTCGCTGCCGAACGTAGTCCCCAGTTTCAACGACTTCAGCAGGTGTCTTCTCCAGCGTAGCTTCTGCCGCCGTTCTCGCCTTCTCCAGATTCTCTCTGTCCTCAGCGATGCCAACAGCGATAGCATCATTGATTGCAGAGATGAGCAAAGCGTGATGCTCTTTCGCCGCTTGAGCACGGCACTTCAACATCATAACTTGCTGAGGGTCCCACCCGGGAAAGTCCGTGCAAATTGCCGTTGCCCCATCAACTAAGTCTTGAGAGATACGAAGGATTTCAAGAAACCCCGGATGGGCTCGCAGAGCCAGTAGACGATTTGCCCTCTCAATGTTCCGAGAGGTAGTAGGAACGTACGGTGTATCGCTCATTTTGTGCTCCGTTTCTTTTGGGCAGCCCGCCGCGCAGCCGACCATGGAATTCCTTTGTGCGATTTTTGTAGATTTTCGCGGTGCGTGTCTGAAAACTTTTTACCCTTCCAAAACAGATGTTTTCCTTCTAGTTTTTGTGCTGCACTCTGGTGCAATTTCCATAAATCTCGATCTGCATAATGTAAATGGGCATTTTGCAGTGATTCTAAACTGTGTTTGCAGCCCAAGGCATTCTTAAGTCCCTTACAGTTTTGATTTCCACGACTCGCCCGCCCCATCTTTTTTCTTGCTTCTAAAGTATGAGGTCCTGTGAATCCTTCGCCCCCGTCACAGATGTTATACCCGACATCGGGGTGTTGCGTTTTCAAAACCCGAATAAAATGCTTTTCCAACTCGTCAAGTTCTTGCCGGGATTCAACCCCCGAAACCAAGGGATGAATACTCCAAGTCTCGCGGGGATGCAATCGCATCGCTGCGTAAAGATGCGACCGTTTCCCTGAGTACCTATTCGCATCGTGATACTTCTGTGAAAGGTACTTCCCTAAATCAGTCTTCTTGTGCTGTCCAACATAACACTTCAAAGTCTCACGGCAAACAATCACATAGATGAACATTTGACTCTCCTCACTTATGGCAGGAATAGTCAAAAAGTTCGGGGGTCATCCAGAAAATGCACTCTTATCCATGTTGGCGAAGGCTCCCTTCGCTGCACGATCAAGACCTTGTTCCTCCGGTGTTGCAGCCATTGCTTTATCCGCAGCCTGCTGTTGTTTCTGCAACGCCATATCGTTTGCTTGGTCCGTGGTCTTCCCATGCTCATTCAAAGCATGTTTACCAGTTTCAATGAGCATGCGATTCTCGGCTTGGTTGTTATCAATGTCCTTCTTGACGGCACCTTGAGCCTGCATCATCGCCACTTTACCCTGTGATAACGCAGCCTGCGTATCAGCCATC